ATTATCAGATATGGTTGACAAGGCTGAGAAAGAATCTGGTTTCTATTTCAACGAAGCCGAGGGAGCTAGAGAGTTAATTACTCAAGGTTTATTACCATCAGAGGGTATAAAGGTTCAAGATATTTCATTCAATGAAGCCACTGGTACTTTTGAATATAAAGATGGGTCTGGTGTTGGTAAGGTTTTAAAACAAGGAATGAATTGGACTGTTGACAAGACTCTATTTTTTCATAGAAAGACTGAGAATTGGCAGAGAAGATATATGTTTAGAAGAGCTTTTGCTCTCTATTATGATACTATGATTAATAATGGTAACTATATGGAGGGGATGAGTAGACAGTTTGGTAAAGATTCAGCCCCTAGAATGGTTGAGAGAGACGCAAAGAATTTCGCTGTTAAATCAGTTAATAGTTGGGCTTATGAATATGCTCCACACGCAAAATCAAAATTTATTAGAGGAGTTCCTGGTGAATTAGACTCTTCTGGTAACCCTATCTTTTCTAAAAAAGTAGCAGCTGGAGCCGTATCATCTTGGTTTAATATGCTTATGCATTATCCTCATTCATTAATATCTACTCAAGCTAAGATGTTAAGAGGAGGAAAAGAATCTATGATGGTAGGTGATTGGACATCTCCTGAGATGATGTATCATTACCGATATGGTGCTCTTTATTCTATGGTTGGTTTATTAAGTGCAATATTTAATGTGAATGCATATAATATATTTGAGAACGATACGATAGAAAAAGTAAAAGGAGTTCATGAGTCTATTGTCGATAGGGATGATAAAGATAAGATAACAAGAGGTTTGGTTGGTGAAGCCTTCGGGCCGTTAGCTCCTGACATTCAATATGCTTTTGAATCATCAGGTTTATTATCTGGTGAAAAATCAGATTTATATAAAATATCTATGGGTAATATAGACTATTCTAAGCTTCGTGGTGATAAAGCAGATGAAGCTAGATGGTATAAGATTAATACAATGGTTGGTCAATGGATGGGGAAAATCGGGCCGTCATTTGCTGAAGGTAGAGGATGGGATGCTACTTGGCATCTATTTAAAGCTTATCCATCAGAGTTTACTAAAGATGCTAATAAAGCTCTTAGGAGTGCTGTTGGTATTAAGACTGGTGGCAAGAAAATGTATGACCCAAGAGCTGATAATAAAACTAAGATGAAGAATCTATCTAACGTCATACAAAAACAAAAGTCAACGACTAGCTTTGAGAACTTGATAGAATATTAAGGGCAATACCCCGATTTACCTTCATCGGTTAAGGTTAAGGATTCGAACCTTGTATTGCAGCGAGCCAAAGCACCGCCCTTATTGTTGAATGGAGATATCATTCAAATTTAAATGTCTTTGATATTCCTATATCGAAACAAATTCTAAAAAACGTTAAGCTCATTCTAAATGATTGAGCAGTGCCCATTATAGAAAATACAAATGGAAAGAACCCTATTGAGAATATATTTCCATTAAGGCTTATCCCTACGTATTTATTTCCTATCTTGAAATTTAGCATAATTAACACCCTTCCTCTTGTGGTATTTAGCAATTAATATAGCATCTGCGTTTGCAAATGTGACGTTAAATTTACTCTTTGAGTTATTTACATATCTCTGAGCAATTACTTTTAGCTTATCTTTTCTTGCTTTTCCTTGTACTGTTAATTTATACTCTTTTTGCCATTCTTTTGGACTAACTTTTATCCATCTAATTTTGAGTGACGATAAAATACCTTCCCAAAAACCTAAATTTCTACCGAAAGTGAATGTACCTTTCGCTGAAGAACCTCTAAGTGCGTGTACATCTTCTATTAACCATCTTTCTGTGAAACCCTCTATTTCACAATGGTTCTTAATAGCTCTAACTATATCAGGCAACCTGTAGTCTTTAGCAGGAAATCTATATGCATCAATGGTTCTATCCGGCCAGATAACTGAGATTCCTCCATTATACCCAGGGTCTATCCCTATATAAGCTACATTAGTTCGCCTTGAAATAAGTCTAAAATCCTTTCAATTGTTGGGTGGTACTCTAATGATTCTGTCTTAGCCACTCTATGTTTACATCCTTTCTGAAAAACATCGTGAGGTATGTGCTTTGGTCTAGCAAACCAAGTACAGCTGTCATTAAGTCTTAATAAACAACCGTGACAGCTGACCTGTTTGCTTTTTATCATTTCTTAGATTCAAGTAAAGCTTTCGATTCTGAATTGTAGAATCTACACTTATTTCCATTAAAACCTAAAGTGCTTTCTCCAGTTAATCCATATCTAGATTTAGCAGCTATTACATTAATAGAATAAGGACTAAACTTCTCATCGTCATATTGATAAGGGTAATATACGAACAGCGCAGATTCTGCACATTGTTCTATAACACCACTTTCAGCAAAATCACTAAGTTTAGGCTTTGGGTCAAATCTTCTTTCTATTTCTCTATTTAACTGACTTACTAGAATAGCAGAACAGTTTTCCTTTTTACAAATCCATTTATAATCATTCATAATTTTTTCTAATTGAAATCTACGCTCAAGAGCATCGCTTCCAACTGAAATCAATTGAATGTAATCATCTATTATAACATCAGGTTTAAACTTAGTTATTTCAGCCATAGTTTCTTCTAATGAACGTATATCTTCATACATTATTAAATTAGAATATTTATCACCTACTTGTGAGGTTACACCATTAGTTATTTTCTCTTCAACTTCTTTAGTAATTTTATTCTTTCTAACATCATTATATGTAACGTTATCAGTTTCCATTACTATCACTTTTCTCATCATTTCGGTATTGCTCATTTCACGATTGAATATCAATACCCTTTTACCATCCTCAACTAATTTGCGAATAAGATTAACAACTAGTGTAGTTTTACCATGTCCAGGTCTTCCTCCAAGCACAGTTATTTCACCTCTAGTCATTCCACCTGAGAATTCATCTAATGCTGTAAAATTAAAAGGTATCATAGCGTTACCCTTTACAATTTTATCTACTGTCTCTTGAATTATCGTACTTATGTCTCCATTTCTAGAAGGCAGGAGGGCTCTTAGGTCATCTACATATCTGCCATGTTCATCTAGTATAGCACGAGTAGTATCTATGCTTTGATAACTAGCGTTATATAGCTTATATGCAGTTTTACCAACTTGTCTTTGAACAAATTTTTCCCACACCATGATAGCGTGTTGTTTTGCCATTGACGCTCCAACTACTTTATCAGGTAATCCAGTAATCCAATATGCAGTGACAGCATTATTCTTCTTTTTAGTTTCGTTTAATAATGTTATAGGCTCTATTACTTGTTCTGCTTTTCTCATTCTCCCCATAGCTCTAAATGTATGCTTAGTCATATGGTCATAGAATGCCTCGTCATCTTGTATAACATTTGAGACTTCATCGAATGTTTCCCAACCGCCACGCAAGATTGCACCTAGTACACATTCTTCGGCTTCCATATCGCTTGGGGGAATTTTTAAATCATGTTTCATATTATCCTCCATTGAATAAGTTTTCTTGATGTTGTACTCTTTCATAATTAGTTATTACTAATTCATTCTTATATTCTCTTTTAGTAGTTTGACCAGCATACTTCACTGGTATCGCATCTATTTGCCATTCTTTATACAATTCATGTACCTCAGGTTTATCATCATAGCTTACCATAAAATTTCCACCATTATTATCTATAAGTCTACATATATCCCGTAAATCAATATGGTCTTTTTCAACAAGTGAGTGTATGTAGTAATCATTCCTAGTTCCTGCCACAATGTACGGTGGGTCTAAATACCAAAAATCACCTTTACAGGGGGTATATTTATCCACTAAGGTTCTGAAGTCTAAATTCTCTATTAAGACATCATTAAGATACGTTCTAGAGTGTTTTAAATCTTGTATTAATTTTTCAACATTCCAGTCAGCCGAATTTTTACTAAATGTTCCTTGCGGATTATTGTTAAACGAACAACGGATTAAGTAATAATAACGTGCTGCTCTTTTAGCATTTGGTATATTTTCAACTTCTGTATTTTTAATATAGTCTTTAAGTATTTCATGTAACTTTCTACTCTTAACATACCATTGAATATAATGAACAAATTCATCAAATTCTTCTGCTAAAACAGTATATAAGTTTACCACATTTTTATCTAAATCGTTAACAACATTCCATTCAACTTTCTTTTTTCTAAAGAACATTGAAAGACCTCCTGCGAACATTTCAATGTATCTTGTATGTCTTGGTATCATTGGAACTAGCTTTTGACTTAGAAAGTATTTACCTCCATAATAAGGTATTATAACAGGACAATCTAACCAACCCATTTATTCTTCCTCCACTTTATCGTAGTCTATTTCTTTCTGACCCCACCACCAGCCGTTGCCATTTTCTTTGAAGAGCTTATTCCTTTCCCTAAGATATTTAGGGTCATCAGGTGCGTCTCCTTTAAATGGCCAGCCAGTAGATTTTTTTCTCCAATCATATGGATTTAGGGTACTTTTAGTTTTATGCCCTCGCTTCTTCACGGGTCCAATTGCTTATCTTTGGGAATATTTGAGATTCAAACTGATGAGTAGAGTTGTGATTTCTATTCATATGATGAGTGTTAACCCATGTAGCTGAATTTATTAAGTCCCAATAGTTACTTGGTTTATGTGACATTAAATATTGAACAAACGGTTCCATAACATTAGTCGGCACCATTTCAATAATTTCTTTTACATGCTTTTGATTTACCTTAGTATCTAACATTAATGCAAAGTCATCTTTAAATATAGAAGCAGTTGTCTCAACTGTCTCTGCAATAATCTCAGGTAATTCTGATATTCTAGGGTTATAAACTGAATGCTTATTTGATTTGTTTGATAGAACTACTCCTATCACCATTCCATTAGCACATACTAAACGATATGCACCAGCTTGAACTCCCACTTCCCAAGAACCATCATAACTATTTTTGAACATAATCTCAGGATTAACGATATCATCCTTTGATATTTTCACTTTAACGTTTGGTATTACATACCTCATAATAGTACGTTTACCACCGCCTAACACTTTTACTTCCCTCTCTACTGCTCCACATTTTCTTAAAGTTTCATCAGCTGCTAAATGCAACTGTTCATTTGTAACTAGTTGATATTCATCGGTCATACAACTTAGAACATCACCAGTATCTTCTCTTACTATGAACTTATATCCTGTTTTATGTATTTCATCCCCAGAGAAAATAGTATCTGAGGGTGCTCCTATAGCAGGAATTTCTTTTACTGGAAACATTGCTTCATTAATCATATCCCAACTCCTTCCTTTTAATTTTAAGTGATTTGGGTGTTTTACCTAATTTTTTTAACTCTGCTTGTTCTAATGCCTTTCTATCTTTAGCGTGATTTTGAATAATTGCTCTTAAGAAAGCAAATCCTTTAGCTGATAGATGCATATCTTGTTTTATATATACGTTTATACCCCATTTTATTATCTTATTTTCTATATCTTTTATTCCCCATAAAAACTTATGTGTTTTATCATCTGTATCTTCAGAGGGAACGTAGTCTCTTATTAGCTCAATTGCTTCTCTTAATAATATTTTAGTACTTTTATCTCTCTTATATAATAAATCTCTTATTGCTGTTGCTTTTGGATATCTGTTGTATTTGTATCCACATGCTGGGCAGATTTGTTGTTTTGACATTCTTCCATCTCCTCTTGAGCATTAATAAAAGCTTTTGCAGCAGTTGTAGCAGCTGACTTTCTCTTAAAACTACAATGGTCGAGTAAGTATTCAGCTAGCTCTTTTTCATCACCTTTTTCGGTAAGGTGAGCAACCCATGACATTGACCCCATATTTTTCCTCATTTTCTTTAATGGTTTCTGTTTAAAACCAGGCATAAAGCCTCTATTTCTTTCGTAAGACTTCCTTTTCATATTGCCTCCTTTAACTAGATAGATTCTATATCTTTTTTTATAACCTTTGAAATTAATTGTATAATTCTCTCTTCGGCTTTCATTATATGTCCCTCTGGAGGCATTCCTCCCATTACCCAATCAATTGTTTCAACTTCTCGAGTATCTGCACTCCACCTAGCTTCAAAAAGATATTCTTTATCTTCCACTGTTACTGTGCCGTCATATTGATATATAACTGGCGTGTGTAAACTAATTTCTACTGCCATACTCATTGGTTTTTAACCTGTTTTACTAAATCATCTAGTTTATTCCATATTAAGGCAAGTAACCAAATTTCTACTATTCCTAAA